GAAAGGGGGTAGGGGGATAGGGGGGAAAAGAAGAGAATGGGGATAGGTACTAGGAGTACTGGCAAGCATATGGACGATTCGCTCGCCCTCAGTGGAAAAAAGAGGACGTACCAGCGCCACCAACTGCGTTGCCGGGATGCGCCGTATCATCCGACGCCAGCGCAACTGCGTTTGCTCGATGCATACGGACGCGAGGACGTGGGGATTACCATCGGCGAGCTCTGCCAGGCCGCGGGCTGTCATCGATCCACCTACTACCAGATGCGCGACAATCCCGATGCCTGGGGGTGGTGGCTGAGGGAGACGGAGAGAATCGCTAATGCGGTCCGACCGCAGATTTACGCGGCTCTGTCCCGTCGGGCGCAGAGCGGGGATGTGGCGGCTCTACAGGTTTGGCTCAAGCGGTTTGATGCGCACTATATCGAGCGTGCGGAGCACCGGGTGAGCTGGGGGGGCGACTGGCAGGATCGCCAGGAGGAGGCGGAGGCGGGGTTGGTCGGGCTGGAGGATTTCCGGGATGGCGGAGGAGCTGAGCGCATGGAGAGGGGGGCGATCTCCGGCGGCGCGGAGGGCGAGGGGGGCGAGGGGGGCGAATCGGGGGAGCGCGCGGAAGCCGGGGGGGAGGGCGAAAAATAGGGGGGTCTATGTCGCTCCTGGTGCGCCTGGAGAATCGTACGCGCGATTTCTCGGAGCGGCTGGTGTGATGATACCCCCCGGGGCGACAAAACGCCTCAGAGGGCGCGTATGCGGGGTATATGGCAATTTGTGCCGCAGATGGTGTAGTGTTTGGGGGGTTGAGACATGAGCAACGCCTACCAATGCGCACGGTGCGGCGAGGTGCGAGAGGGGGTCCCGGCCGGCAACGGTATCATCGTGCAAGGGCTTGCCGGCTATCAGCTTGAGGCGTATATCTACCCCGATGACGGCCTGCCCGGGGTGCCCCTCAATGGAGATGGCCAGCCCGAGGGGTTCCCCGATGTCTGCCCGGCGTGCGTTGCCGATCTGCTCAGGCGTGCGGCGGACGGCGTGGACGTGGGGCGGTTCGAGCCCGTAGTCGAGCGCGTCGAGCACGATTGGGGCGAGGATGAGGATGGGCCCGGGGGAGAGCCCGAGGATGAGGGAGACGCTATCACGATACGCTGCGGATGCGGCCAGGAGGAGCTTCGCTTCGAGGTGGACCGCGATCTCGGCATCACGGCGGCGATGTGGCATCGCGTGCGCGAATCGTCCCTCGCCCAACGCCTGCGGTGGTGCTGGGAGCTGCTTCGGGAGGGGTTTCCGTATGGCAACGGCTGGCTCTTCATTTCGCCCCAGGACGCGCGGCGACTGGCGGCGTGGCTGGTGAGGGCGGCGGCCAGGTGAGGAGGCGTGACCCGTGAAACAAGCCTTCCGGTGCGACCGGTGTGGGCGCATTTGCCTTGGCGAGGCGTTTACCGGCAGAGTCACGGCGCGATTGCACGACGGAACCGACGTCGATGTGCGCGTGTCGCCCGCCGTGGATGGTGCAGAGCGGAAGCGGTTCGCCCTGTGTGGCGATTGCGTCGAGCGCATGGTGCGCAAGGCGAGCGAGGAGATAAGGGATTACGTTGCGCCTCGGCATGATGAGGGATTTGCCCGGGTTGGAGGGGGAATCAGTGTCAGAGCAACGCAAGGCAATCACGCTGGCCGAGTACTACGCCCTCCTAATGCGCAACTGGGACAAGTGGGCGATAACCGACGGTCAGACCATCGAGGTTGAGGTTACGAAGCCCCTAGGCATTTATCGGCCACGGGGAGCAAAGGCGGTGAAGGTGGAGCCGGAAGACGCGGATGGGCGGTCGTGATGCCCTCGGAGGGGAGGAGGCATTGACGAGCAACACGCCCCTGACAACGCGGCTAATCCCCTGGAAGCTCTGCCGGCAGTGGGCGAAACGTCCGCGCGCGCTCTACCGCGAGATGGCGCGCGATATCGGTCTCTGGCTCAACTACTGTTGGACGCTGGATGAGGACGACCCGGACAGACCCATCAAGCGCCTCATGGGGCCGCCGGAGAAGTCGTACTTGTGGGAGCTGGTCCGGCTGTGGGTTCAGGAGCGCGTCCTCTACATTGTGAAAAGCCGCCAGATGCGCCTTACGTGGCTCCTCGGCGCGCTGCACCTGGGCAACACGGCTCTCCACGAGGGGCGAAGGACGTTCATACAGGCCGAGAAACTCGAAAAAGCCTGTGGCATCATGGAGCGCTTGTGGTTCATCGTCCAGCACATGCCGCCCGATGTGCTTCCCCGCTACGACCGCACGATGTTTCGGCGCAAGACTTCCGGTATCGTGTTTCCCGAGACGCATAGCATCATCGAGGCCGTGCCGCAGGGGGCGGGTCATTTGCGGTCCTACACTGCGTCCGGGTGGATGTGCGACGAGGCGGCTCACCAGAACCAGGCGGAGTTTGCGGCGGCGTATGCGGCGGCCAGGCCGACGTTGGGCAAGTCGGGCAAGGTGACGATTGTGTCAAGCGCCGCGCCCGGGACGTTTGAGGCGCTGTGGAAGGATGAGTGGGAGGGCAACTGAGATGTCTCTTCGCAAAGCACTAGGGGCAGCGCTTGTAATACCCCCCTTTGCGGTCATTGCGGCGGCGATTTTCATGCGATGCGGGTGGCTCAAGGGATTGCTCGTCATAGGACTGACCCTGGCGATTATCGGCGGCTTTGCCTTGGGCTTGCGACTTCTGTTCGAGGATTGAGACCAATGCTCTTGGGGGGGTTGACAAATGCCTTGGGTGCGTAAGGGGCGGACGATTTACAGGGTGTTGCCGAGCGGCAAGCTCCGCAAGAAACAGCAGTGCAAGACCGTAGAGAAGGCGCGAAAAGCGCTACGATTGTTGCGAATGTTGCAACGGGAGGAGTGAGCCGCCGGATGGTGTCGATGCACAAGCCTCCTACTGAGCCCGAACCGCCGACCGACTGGAAACGCTACCCCTCGCGCGTCTGGTCGCACGAGCGCCCCGTGGCCCTTGAGGCGATGAGGGGCTACGAGGCCGATGTCTACCGGCTTCAACCCCAAGCGTTGCGGCGGAGGTTTGAGTTCGAACGGGCGCGGATATGGCGTCGGATGCCGTACCTGTCGAGCGTGGAGCTCAACCTAAGAGGGCTTGAGGCGGTCTGGCAGAAGCAACAACGGGCGCACCGCGAGTGGTGGCTCCGCAACGTGTATAAGCCGAGGCCGGGAAGCGTGGGCTCTATGAAGTTCGTCGGATACCGCTGGTGCGACGGCAGGTTCCTGCCGGCATATGTCGAGAGCGCGGGGAAGCGATGAAGGGGTTATCCGTCAAGCGCGGAAGCGATGGGTTCCTGCGCGTCGCGCTGCACTACACGGCGGACGAGGAGAAAATCTCGCCCGAGTGGAGGGCGCATGCCCGCGCCGGTATGCAGGAGTGGATGTGGCAGCAGGAATACGAGATAAACTGGCGCGCCAGGGGCGGGAGGCTCGTATACGACATGTGGGACCCGGAGATACACGAGGTCGTTCTGGGCGATATTCCCGATACGTGGACACGCTACCGGGCGCTCGACCACGGCCTGGCCAACCCGACGGCGTGCGTGTGGGCGGCGGTGGACACGGAGAACAACGTCTGGATTTACCGCGAGTACTACCACGCCGAGAGGGTCGTCGCGGAGAACTGCCGGGCGATACTGGAGCTTCAGGGGGAAAAGGAGGACGGCTGGATACGGGCGACGTACGCGGACCCGTCGATCTGGGAGAGACACCCGGCGACGGGCAAAATGCTGGCGGACGAGTACGCGGACGCGGGGGTATCGCTGACGAAGGCCAACAACTCCATCACGGCGGGTATCAACAAGGTTTCGTCGTATCTCATTGCCGCCGTTTGCCGGTGGGCGAAGGATAAGGGCAAGCCTCACGCTTACCTTGAGGGATGGGCGAAGGAGAAGGTGGACGAGCTTGCGCGCAAGCCCGCCCTGTACGTGGCCAGGCGCTGCGAGAACACGATACGAGAGCTCAAGGGGCTTCGTTGGAAGGAGATTATGGGCAACCCCGCCGAGCACAACCTTCAGGAGAAGCCGCAGGAGGTGGACGACCACGCCGCCGACGCGGTGCGGTACCTTCTCATGGCGGAGCCGAGATACCGCAAACCGGCGGCGCAGGTGCCCTACCAGCGCAGGGCGATGGTGGGACGAACGGGATACTAGGGAGGGAATACGGTGTTGCATTGCAAGGATTGCGCTTATTGGCGGGATATTTCGAGGCTGCTCGTCATGCCCGAGGGCACGGCGGGCAAATGCCTCTGTCCGAAGCTTCATTTCGGTCTGGAGCCTAGACCGGGCGAGCTGGTTTATTCCGGCGCGGCGGGGGATGACTTTACCGGCATAACCGTTTCCGCCGACTTCGGGTGTATCCACGCCAAGCCCAAGGAATGACCTGAACACGCAGAGGGGCAAACATGGCTGACGCCACGACGCTTGTCGAGAACCAGGTAAGAACGCCGCCCACGATGGCCGAGGGCGACGTGAAGGGCCTGCCCGCTGATGTTGCGGCGCTTGCCCTTCAGACGGTCAAGGACGCCTTCAACGAGGCGGATAAGGACCGGAGCACGCGGCTCGAGAAGTGGAAGACCTACTACGGGATGTACCGCAACGTGTACGACTTCGACACGGACTTCCCGTTTCGGTCGCAGATTGTTCCCCCGCTGGCCTTCGCCGTCATTGAGACGCTGACGCCCCGGCTCATAAACGGCCTCTTCGGTCCGCGCAAGTTCATCGAGACGCTGCCGCAAGAGCGGGGCGACGAGGAGAGGGCGAAGCTGGCCGGCGAGCTTCTTACCTTCCAGATACACACGGAGATGGAGCTTGTCCCGAGGGCGATTCCCTGGACGAAGAGCGCGGGGATTTACGGGACCGCCGTCGCGGAGTTCTGCTGGAAGCGCAAGGAAAGCAAGGCGGTCCTGCGCCGGCCCCGCGAGATAGCGGGCGAGGAGGCGGGCTACGCCTACGAGGAGCGCGTCGTTGTCCGGGAGCATCCCGACGTGGAGTTCCTGCATATCGCGGACTTCTGGATCGACCCGAAGGCGACGGGAAGCAACGCGATAGACGAGGCGCGGTATGTGATACGGCGCGAGTGGCTGCGTCCCTCGGAGCTTGAAAAGCGCATGAGGGAGCCCGGCTACATCTTCGTTCCGGCGGCATTGAGGTCGAGCACGGAGAAGGGGTCCGGCGAGAGCGGAAACGCCGACGACTTCAAGACGGAGATCGGCCTGAACGCCGTCACGTGGTCGGAGGAGAGCCAGGACGAGGCGGAGCTTTCGCTTCTGCACTACTGGGGCGAGTTCAAGGACAAGGACGGCAGGTACCATGATGTCGTCATCACGACGGTCAACAACAAGTACGTCATCCGCATGATGGAGAACCCGTTCGGCAAGGAGAAGCCGTTCGGGCATATCGCCCCCACGCCGGACCCGCATGAGTTTTACGGCTACAGTGAGATCGAGGCCATCGAGCAGTTGTTCGAGGCGTACATCGCCGGGTTCAACCAGCTCTACGACAACATGAACCTCATCCTGAACCCGATGTACATCGTTCGGGACGAGGCGCTTCTGGACCCGACGGAGTTGCTGTACCCGCGTCCCGGCGGGATTATCCGCACGGACCGGACGTTCGCCGCGGACAGGTCTCTGACCGATATCGTGCAGCCGCAGGTGGTCCCCGACGTGAGGGCGGGCGGGTTCCAGACGCTGGACCTCATCACGCGCATGATAGACCGGACTACGGGGCAGTTCGACTACACGCGGGGCAACCGCAGCGAGACGGCCAACCAGACCGCCACGGGCATCATGTCCATCATCGGCGAGGCCAACGCGCGGTTCGAGGCGAAGATAATGACCTGCCAGCACCAGTTCATCAAGCGCATGGCGAGGTGGTTGCTGAAGCTGAACGCCCGCTATCTGCCCCCGGGCAAGGTCATCCGCGTGATGGGCGACAAGGGCGAGGAGTACCTGGAGGTCGGCGTTGACGTGCTCAATCCCGAGTACGACGTCGTGGCCATAGGTGCGCCGATGCTCGGCGACAAGGACGCGCTTCGACGGCAGGTCATGGAGTACGTGGCCTACGTCGTCAACACGCCGGCCTTCGCGCCGTATCTCAAGCCGAGGGAGGCGCTTTCCGAACTCCACGACCTCCATGAGCTCAAGAACCCCGACGCATGGTTCAAGACGGACGAGGAGCTTGCGGCGGAACAGGAGCGGGCTAAGTTGCAGGCGACCCAGGAGCAACTGGCGGCGCAGGAGGCGCAAGAGGCGGGCGTGAGGCCCGAGGACATAGAGGCCGCGGCGCGGGAAACCGCAGCACAGGGAGGGATTGAAGGTGGCCAGGCGTAAACTGCCCCCGCACGTCGAGGAGGCGAAGCTCAAGCGCATAGACGAGATCGACGAGGAGGTCGCCTTCCTCAGCGAGATGGCGAAACTGGCGCAAACGCCGGAGTGGGAAACGGCCCGCAAGTCGCTCAAGGGCCGGCACGACGCGCTCATCGAGAGGGCGTACACGGAGACGGACCCGCAGAAGCTCTCGCATATCATGGGGATGGCGGCGGGGATAGCCGCGGCGCTCAACACCGTCGCTCCACACTACCGCAAGCGCCAACAGTTGTTGGCCGAGAAGGTCCGTATCAAAGACGAGTTGCATCCCGAGAGGAAATAGGGGCGGGCGCAGAGGGTCCCCCGTTCATGAATAGGCGGCGCAGGCAGTCGAGGGTCGAGACGGCGATAGCGGCCGTCATCATCGCCGCGTGCCTCGGGTGCGTGTTCGTCGCCACAATGACCCACTGCGGGACTATAGAGAACGTGTGGCCTGACATGGGGGTCGTCTCGGTTCGGCTGAGCGATAGGGACTCTGTCGGGCGGGCGATAACGTGCATCGTGGCCACGTCGCGGCGGGACCTGCGAGAGGGGGACCACGTGATTCTCGTGGGCGGGTGGATTGTCGGGAGGATGAATGGGAGAGGGGAATAGGATGTACTACCAGGTCTGCGACCGGCCGATTCTTTTCCCGACCGACGAAGGTTTCCGCGACCTCGCCGTCTGGACCCGGGGAATCGAGGGCCGAATGAGACGAGATACAGAGGCGATGCTGGAGGGGATATACACGCCGGCCAAGCGCGAGAGCCTGTTTGACGTGTTTTGGGAGTGGTTACGCAACTGTCCCTTGCTGGCGTGGCTCAACGGTAGAGCAGGAGTTTTGTAAACTCCCGGTTGAGGGTTCAAGTCCTTCCGCCAGCTCCACAGGTCGGTAGTTCAACGGCAGAATAGGCGGCTCCAACCCGTCGGATGAGGGTTCGAATCCTTCCCGGCCTGCCAGACGCATTTGAATAGGACGTTGCCGTGTATCACCCCGCGCGTGCGGGGGCACGGAGCACATAGAGTGCCATCGTATAGGAGCAGCAATCATGGCGAAGCAACCCGTAGCGGCCCGTGAGGCCCGCGCCGACGATCCGGCGTTGGTCCCACCTCCCGACGAGGGCTATGTAGACGAGCAGTCCGTCGTGGAGGCAATGGCGAACGACCCGATCGAGGGCGAGGCCGAGACCGGCAACCCGCAGGAGACTTCAGCCGACGACGGCGCGGAAAGGGACGAGGCAGAGGAAGCGGATGCGGAAGTCGAGCAGGAGACACCGGAGGCCGAAGGGTCCGAGGAAGTGGACCTCCTCGCCGACGAACACACCGACACTCTGGCCGAAAAGTACGGGCAGGACTTCGTTGACAGAGCCAAGGCCGACCCCGAAGTCCAGAAACTTGTGGCGCAGGCCGTCACTGCCGTAGGGCAGAAGGGCGCGCAGAAGGTCAAGGAGGTCCAGGCCGCGCTTGAGGAAAAGGATCGTGTGCTCAAGGCATACGACGACTTCTTCAAGCAGAACCCGGACATCCTTCAGCAGGTCCTCGCGCGCCAGCCGAAGTCGGCGGAGCAGCAGCCCGCCGCCCCGGTGGAACTGCCCAAGGTGGACTGGGAAAACATCGAGGACGTGCGCGATCTCGGCAAGGCAATCGAGCAGCGCGAACAGGCGTTGCTCCAGAACCTTCGCAGCGAGATACAGGCGCTGGTGCAGGGGGTCCAGAGCACGGCTATGGATCGCATCAGCCGCCAGGAAGCGCTGGCGTGGAACAACTGGGTCGAAACCGGAATACGCAACCTTGAGGCCAAGGGCTTCGAGGGACTGAGCGCCTTCCGGCACGAGATCGAGCCCAGGCTTGTCGCGCTTCGCTCGGTGTATGAGGACGGCACGCCCTGGACGCCCGAGAAAGAAGACCGCCTCTGGAAAGAGGCGATCAGGAGCTCCCCCAGCGCGTACGCGAAGTACTCCAAGGCACGTAGTGCCGCCAAGGCCAAGTCCGAGGCAGAACGTCAGTCAAAGGCAAAGACAGAGGCAACGGCGCATCCTCAGACACGCCCGATTGGCAAGACGCCCAGCAGCACGGCCGAGTTCTACGAACGGATGCAGCGAATAGCTGCCGACGGGACGAACGTCGGCCCGCTGGTGGTGCAACACGACCCCGACGACTTCTGGACCAGGGGCGAAGACTGAGAGATTGCGGCGGTGTCTCTTTGTCGGATAAGGAGACACCACTTTGGCTACATATACCTGGTACAGCACCAGCGCGACCGGTGCGGTCAAGGAAGACGTCCTCGACCGCATCATCATGCTGGAGCCCTACAAGAGGCCGTTGCTGACGCAGCTGGCGAAGGGCAAGGCTACCCAGGCCACGCACTCGTGGCTCAAGGATAGCTACGCCACTCCCACCGCTAACAGCAACGTCGAGGGCGCTGATGCCACGGCCGAGACTCTGAGCGGTCAGGAGCGGCTGTCGAACTACACGCAGATTTTCAGCAAGACGTTCCAGATTTCTCAGACGATGATCGCCACTTCCCAGTACGGAAAGAAGGGCGAGGTCGGGTATCAGAAGCTCAAGAAGTCGAAGGAGCTTTCCAACGACATTGAGTACGCCCTCATCACCGGGACGAGCGCGACCGGTGCTGCGGCCACCGCAAGGACGCTCGCGGGCGTCCTCGCGCACATTACGACCTGCACGGCGGGACACACCGCCGCCGCGGTCGTAAGCGCTCGCGACTCCGGCTTCGAGGTCGCCTATAACGACCAGTTGCAGGCGGTCTTCGAGCAGGGCGGCGATCCGAAGTGGGCCTTGATGAGCGGCTTCCAGAAGCGACGCACGTCCACCTGGACGGCGGCCGCGACGAAGAACGTCGATGTCAAGGACCGCAGGATCATCGCGGCGGTGGACGTGTACGAGTCCGACTTCGGGCTTCAGCGGCTCATCGCGGACAACATCTGGAACGTCGCTGCGCCCGCCACGCTTGCGATCTTGGACCCGAGCAAGTGGCGCATCTGCCGCCTGCGTCCGACCAAGACAACGCAACTGGCGAAGACCGGCGACAGCGAGAAGTACCAGATCGTTGCCGAACTCACCCTCGAAGCGCTGGCCGAAGAGGCCAACGCGAAGATTACGGGGCTCGCAACGGCTGTCTAGGCCGACGATTCCCTCCTCCTTCCACCCGGGTTGTCAGGGCGGGGTTTCACGCCCCGCCCGGCCTGGGTGTCCGCTAACAGAAAGGGAGTGTCTTGGCGATTATCATTACGCGGGAAAGCGTGCCGACGGTGCCCGACGTGGCCGTCTCGGAGGTCGAGGCCGCCCTTCGGCAGGTGGCGCGGGACAACCGGGACAAGCGTGCCCTCCTGCTTGACCCCAAGGGATACAGCGGCGACCGGAGCAAGCGGCACATCGGGAGCATCCCCATCGAAATATACATGCGCGACCCCAACTTCTTCGACGACGACGACAACCTGCGCAGGTGGCTCAGGGAAAACCCCGCGTTCCAGGTGGCGGCGCTCGGAGGAAGATAGGTATTGAGGGAGAAAACCAAATGGCGACGGCGAGGAATCCGAGAGGAATGAGGCGGCCCCGCGACGGCCGGGGGCGGGGGCGGGGCGCGGGAGGGGGGCGGAGGGTCGGACGGAATCGCGGCGGTTGTGCTGCGGGCGGACCGGGCTATGGTCGCGGGGGCGGACGGGGCCGGGGAAGAAACCGTCTCGGATGAGGGGGGCGCAAGGATGAGGGAACAACCGGTAATAGTCGTTGACAGCATCGAGAACGCGGGCTCTCCCGACCGGCGGCGCGACGGGATGCACGCGCTGGCCAGCGGCGAACACGAGGCGCACCTTGTAACCGAGCATGAGGGGCTTCAGGCGCTCCTGTCACGCAGACCCTTCAAGCTCAACCTCTGGGCGCAGACGGTGCCGCGCGAGGGATACGTGAACGTCGGGTCAACGACGGCGGACCGTGAAATCGTCGATGCCTGCGACGTGATATGCGATATCCGCGACCTGGGATGGATACCGGACGGGACGGCGGATGAAATCCTCGCCGTCAACGCCATCCAGCGTTTCTACCGGACCGACACGATACCGGTGTTCGTCGAGTGGCGGCGCGTGCTCAAGCCGGGCGGCAAGCTCATCGTCGAGGCCCCCGACGTGCGAGAGCTGGCCAAGGCGATAGGTGCGGCCAGCGACATGGACATATACGACGCGGCCCCGCCTCTCATATGGGGCATCGACGGGTCGCAACTGGAGGGCGACGAGCTCATCTACGTGAATCGCAACGGCATGACGGCCTCGCGGTGCAGGCTGCTCCTGGAGCTGGCGAAGTTCGTGGACATCAAGAGCGTTGAGCCGCAATCGCCGCCCTGCTTCCGCCCCTTCGCGCTGGAGGCCCACAGGCCGATGGTGGAGGTTGCCGGGGAAGGACAGTTCAAGCCTTAGTGAGGGGGCGGGAATGAAGGTCGGCGTCGTCGTAGTCAGCCACAACTACGGGAGATTCCTGCACCGATGCCTCTCAAGCCTTGTAACGCAATCGCGTCCGCCCGACCTTATCGTGGTGGTTGACGACTTCTCGACGGACGACACGTGCGAAGTCGCGGCGCAGTATCCGACGCGGATATGTCAGGTCAACGCCTGCAATGCGCAGGTGGCGAGGAACAGGGGGCGGGATGTTCTCGCCGCGGAGGACTGCGACGCGGGGCTTTTCCTCGACGCCGACGACTGGCTTCGGCGGGACTGCATCGAGCGCATGTCGGGGGCGCTCTACGAGGGCGCGCAGGTCGCCCACGCGAATCTGCGCTATGTCCCCGAGCACGGCTTCCGGTCGGGCAAGCTCGGCTCGGCGGTCCTTCAGGGGCGACCGCACAATCACGCGGCGCTTCTGCGCTCGAACTACATCTGCATAGCGTCCTTGGTTCGCTGCGACGTGATGCCGCCGTTCGACGAGAGCCTGTCGAGATATCAGGACTGGGACTGGTATCTGACCATGTCGGAGCAGGAGAGGCGGTTCCGCCACGTCAACGACGAGCTCGTCTACGCCTGGGTCCACGCCGGCAGTAAGACGCACACGGTATCGGACAACGAGGACCGGCGCTGCTACGACTACGTGCGGCGCAAGCATGGAGCAACGCGGTGATTTCCCTGTTGATAGCCGTGCACAACGGCCTGGAGTGGTTCCCCGGCTTTCTGCGGACGGTCTTGCGAAACACGGAGGGCGAGTTCGAGATCGTTATCGTCCATGATGCTTGCGACCCCGCGCGATGTTTCGCGCCTGAGCGGGCGATGGGGGCGCGGCCTCCCAACATGCGGGCGCTGCGTGAGGCTAGGCTTTCACAGCAGAGCGGTTTCAGCCGCGCCATGAATATCGCCTCGCACCTTGCCGACGCCGACAGCAAGTACTTCGTGCTGATGAACATCGACATCGAGGTGCCGCGCGGATGGGACGGGCGACTGGTGGCGGCCGCCGAGATGAACCCATCCTATGCGGCGCTCATCCCGCTGACGGGCGGGTGCAAGACGGTGCCCAGCCCGCTGGAGTTTCTGCCGTCCCTTCCCAGGACGACCGACCACAGGAGCCGCGAGACCGCGCGACTCATCGACGAGGCGGCGCAGAGGCAATACCGCGACGGGGAGGTGATAGAGAAGCCGATGGTCCCCTTCTTCTGCGCACTGGTCCCCCGCTGGGCGTGGGACGCGCAGAGTCGCACGGACCCCCGCGCGGGCAAGCCGACTGTGGGGTGCTTCGACGACGGCTTCTGCGACATGAAGACGTGTTTCGGTCTGGGCGAGGACGACGATTGGTGCTTCCGCGCGAGGCTCGCCGGATACCGCGTCGGCGTCGTTCCGAACGTCTACGTCTGGCACAGGGGGCAGGTTATCTTCACCGATGAACACCGGCGGCGGGTGCTGGACAGGCAGATGAAATATCTTGCCGCGAAGTACGGGGTAGAGCGGTTCCATCATGGCCTTGTCCGTCAGTGAGCTCTTCTCCGAGGTCAACCCGTGCGTCTTCACCTTGTCCACCGGGCGCGCCGGTACGACGACCCTCGTCAGGCTCTTTCGCAACGCGCCCGAAGCCCTCGTCTGGCACGAGCCGCTTCCGCACGCGCGCGAGGTTCTCGGCGTCTACTCCGGCGCGGTTTCCGTCCGCGAGCGACTCAAAGCGTTCTGGCACAACCGCACACACCTGTTGTCCCAGTCGCGCAAGGCGGGCGTGGGATACGCGGAGCTCGGCGCGCACCTGACCCTCTTCGCTTACGAGATTGCGGAGGCGCTGCCGCAGGCGAAGTTCCTGCACATGGTCAGAGACCCGCGCTTCTTCGTCCGGTCGGCAATCCGCTGTCAGTGGTACGCGCGGGGGCGGATACACGCCGGCATGAAGCCGCGCCACGGAGAGGACGCCTATGACCTGTGGCCCCTGTGGGGAGAGTTCCAGAGGTCGGCGTGGTACTGGATGGCTTGCAACCGGTGGATAAGGCTTTTCGGCAAGCATATCGGACGAGACCGGTTCCTCCGCTTCTACGCAGAAGACCTTTTCGCGGGTAGGCGGCTCGATGAGCTGGCGGCCTTTCTCGGCCTCAGCCTCCCCGCAGACGCGGAAGTCCGCCATGTGCTTGAGCGCCCCCTGAACGCGGAGGCCCCGGGGGATTTCACCGACGTAAGCAACTGGACGCAGACGCTTCATGATGAGCTCGACCGCATCATCGGGGACGAGGTAGGGCACTACCGATACGCCGGAGGCAATGGTGATGGCGAAGAAGAAGTGGATTTCGCAAGCCGTGAAACATCCGGGAGCGCTTCGTAAGCAGCTTGGGGTCCCGGCGGGCAAAAAGATACCCGCCAAGAAGCTGAACGCGGCGGCGAAGAAAGGGGGCACGCTCGGCAGGCGGGCGAGGCTCGCCAAGACGCTGAGGAAGCTGAACAAGCGGAAATGAGCGCATCGGGCATCACGGTAGATGTTGGCGATGGCTGGAGAGCCTACGCGGTCCCCAGCGAGGCCCTTGAGGACCTCGTGGCCTGGCTCGAAAGCCATGGAAGCCTAGTCCGGGAAGACGAAACGCTGAACCCGCTTCCGATGAACGGGGAGGACGATGAGAAAGAAAAGGCCCAAGGTCAGCATCCTGACGACGACGTACGCCCGCCCGTGGGGACTGCTGGCGGCGATGCGCTGCGTCCAGGCGCAGACCTTCAGGGACATTGAGCACGTCATCGTCGCGGACCATTGCCCGCACGCTGACGACGTGGTGCGCGAGCTCCGGGACGACCGTACCCGCTACCTGAACCTTGAGAGGAACGCCAACGACCTTGGCGTAACGCCGCTCAATACGGCCCTGTCGCTGGCGCGCGGCGACTGGATTGCAGTGCTCGCCGACGACAACCTTTTCGCGCCCGACTGGGTGGAAACCCTCTACGAGGCGGCGAAGGACCGGCCCGATGTCGCCTTCGTTTACGGCTGCTGCGAGGTGCGCCACAAAGAGGGCAAGATGAAGGACTATCCCGTTTTCCGGGATGAGCCCTACCCGCACTGGCAGGGGATAGACCTGGGCGAGTGCCTCTATCGGCGGGAGGTATTCGACAAATACGGCCCGTGGGAGTTCCTGAAGGACGGCGGGCCGAACTACTCGTACGACTGGGCGAAAATCGAGGAGTTTCTTCGGGGCGGCGAAAAGTGGGTGCACGTGCCCAGGGCCTTCGGGTTCGTCTTCTACGTCGTCGAGGAGAAGAAGAAGCGGCGATGGTCCAAGCAGAAGGGAGGGGCGTCCCAAGTTGAGGGTGGCGTTCAGACACAAGGATAGCGGGGCTTGCGGGCAGTTGCGGTGTTACCTGCCCGCGCAGAAGTTTGTCGAGCACGGGGTCGCCGAGGCCGTCGTCGTCGATGCGAGATACGACAGGGCGGAAATCTCGCACATCCTCGGTGACTGGGCCGATATCGTCGTGTTCCAGTACCCCATCACCGAGGCGAAGCTCCACTACATCGAGTGGGCGAAGGAGCGCGGCAGGCCCAAGATCGTCGTCGAGATGGACGACAACCCCTGGAAGGTGTCCCCCTTCAACCTGATGGGATACCCGGGGTTCGGGACCGAGGAAGTCTGGTGGTCCCCGCCCGGCGCGAAGGAGCCGGAACCCCTGTGGCTCGACGCGAGCAATCCCGTCGCGCGGGAGCGGAACGTTCCCCGGTCGCGGCTGATTGATATCGAGGCCAACAGGAAGCGCCACGAGATATTCACGCGCTGCCTCGAACTGGCCGACCTTGCCACGACGCCCTCGAAGCACCTGGCGGACGTGTTCCGCGAGCACAACGAGAACGTGCTGGTCTGGCCGAACTGCCTGGACTTCCGTTACTGGAAGCCCTACCGGGCAAGGCGCAGCGACCCGGACTTCGTGCGGATAGGCTGGCACGGGGGCATCAGCCACTACGAGGACTGGCACAGCGTCACGAAGCCCCTGCGCAAGGTCATCCGGCGCAACAAGAAGACGAAGCTCATCATCTTCGGCTCGGCGTTTCCGGCGACCCTCAAGGGCTTTCCGAAGAAGCGCATGGAGTGGTGCCAGTGGTGCGACGTGAAGATGTTTCCGTTCGTGCTGGCGTGGCTCCAGTTCGACATCGGCATATGCCCGCTTCTGCCGAACGAGTTCAGCCGGTGTAAGAGTGCCATCAAGTTCGCCGAATACGGGGCGCTGGGGATACCCGTCGTCGCCTCCGACTGTCCGCCGTACAGCGACGCAATCAAGCCCGGCAGGACGGGCTTCCTCGCCGGGGATGACGAGGACTGGGTGGAGGCGCTGGAGGAGTTGATAAACGACCCCGACCGCAGGCGGGAGGTCGGGGCCGCGGCGATGTGCGCCGTTCGGGAGGAATACGACATAGACCGGAGGATACACGACCTGGCGGCGGCCTACCGCTCCCTTCTGGACGGAGATACGGAAGATGGCCCTGACGAAAGCTCAGTTGCTCACGCGGGCGCGAACGCTGGCGGCTGACCCGCACAACGGGTTCTTCACGGACGACCGGCTTACCGAATGGCTCAATGATGCGCAGGAGGAATGGGCCGAACAGACCAAGTGCCTGTGGCGATACTTCACGACGACGAGCGTTGAAAGCCAGCAGGAGTACGCCCCTCCTGGTGGCTTTTTTCCGTGCACCATCTACAAGGTCACGTTCAACAGCGGAACGGGCGGGGACAAGCCCCTGTCGCCGCTGCGCTGGTTCGACGAGGTGTACGACTACTCGACGACGTGGAACACCACGGAGGGCCTTCCGCAGTACTACTACATCCGCGAAAACCTTATCGGCCTCGTCCCCATCCCCAGCTCGGACTATGCGGGCAAGACCATCCGGGCGGAGGGATACCGCCAGCCCTCGACCATCGACGACAGCACCAGCCCGAATATCGACGACGAGTACCACAAGTACCTGCCCTACTACGTCGCCGCGCAAATGGCGGCGATTGACGGGCGCACCGACCTCCAGGTGAGATACGAAAGGTACTTCTACGGCAATATGGGGCGCGTCAAGGCGCTCTATGTCAACCCGCAGCCGGAGAACCGCCTGCGGCAGGTCAACTCGATAGCAATCAAGTGAGGTGGCGACATGAGCCCGGAGTCCGTTGAGGCTCGCCTGGCGCGGGTCGATGAACGCACGCAAGCGATGTCGAACAAGCTCGATTACCTGGTCACCAAGTTGGATTCTCTGCCGTGCGACAGTATGCGGGCGCGGGTCGCGGTGATTGAGAACGGCATCCGCCGCCGCGCCGGGATTATAAGCGCCGTCGTCGCGGGTGTAGTGAGCGCGTTCGGCTGGCTCGGCAGCCGGCTGATGCACGGGCAGTAGGGGAGGGCGATGGCGCTTCTGAGATATCCCGATACGGTGAAGGCGGACGAGGACCGCTACCGCTACCTTTGTGCGGCGCTTGAAGCGCTCAGGCGCAAGCACAATACGCGGGCGGGGGACGTGTCCCCGGAGGCGCGGAAGTTCCGTCTCGCGTGGAAGGCTCCACATCGGGCAGTTGTCGGCGAGATACTGAAGTATCGCCCGCTGTGTGCGACACGGGATTTCGTGCCCGTCGATGATGAGCCGGACCCAACGCTTGCCACGCTGAAGCGAGAAGGATACTCCGACTGGAAGTCCGTTGACGTAAAGAGACTCACGGGCGCAGACCTCGATCGCGTGGTCGGCGCGGCTCCGATCCCGCCCGACCCCATAGAGGATTTCACGACCTATACGGAGGTGGATGGCGGGGACGACCTGACCGTTACCGCCTCCAAGATAACGGTATCGACGATGCGCCGCGACGTGGTGGACTACTGCTACTGCGATAAGGGCGTAGACCATTTCGGCGCGACATTCGAACATCTCTACAACATCCAGGTTACGTACAACAACGCGAACTGCGTCTGCGGCTGGTGGGCGGTCTCCAACGCCATCGACCACATCAAGGGATGGGACAACAATAACAGCCAGGCCATTCACTTCTCGTTCTATGGTGCAGTGGACACCCTGCGTTTCAGGAACGAGGAAGGCGCTGGCTCGCAGGATGATATCGTTCCCGACATTGCGCTGAGCACGGACTACTACTGCACGACGGAGCGAACCGGCGAAACGGCCATTGAGACCCGGGTCTACACCGATGCAGCCCGCACAAACCTTTACGATACCGTTAGTCTCAGCGTCACCAGCGGGCGGCGCTATCGGTACATGTTCGTGACGGTCTCTAAGTACGTGGCGGGAACGCCCGACAGTGTTTCCGGTTTCATTGAAAACCTGGACCTTCAGGAATCGTCGGGACCGGCGGTCCCGGTGCTCGTGAACGCCTACCGGCGCAGACGGTCATAATAGAGGGCATCCCACATGCAGCGGCTCAAGCAATCAACGGCGGCGACTGTAAAGCTCGGCCCGTTTCTTGACGACACCGACGGCAAGACGGCGGAGACCGGGCTGACGATAAGCCAAGCGGATATTCGCCTTTCCAAGAACGGGGGCGATTTCGCGCAGACCAACAACAGCGCCGGCGCAACGCATGACGAGAACGGCTGGTACGACGTGCCGCTTGACGCCACGGATACCAACACCCCCGGTCGATTGATTGTCGCCGTGCATGAATCCGGCGCGCTCCCCGTCTGGCGGGAGTTCGAGGTGGTCCCGGCCAACGTCTACGATTCCCTCTTCAGCACCGACAAGCTCCAGGTGGACGTGACGCAAATCGGGGGCGACGCGCAGAGCGCCACCGACCTGAAGGACTTCGCCGATACGGGCTACGACCCGTCCACGCATGAAATCGCCGGCATAACCGCAACCGTTGACGCGAACCTCATCCAGATCGACGGCAACGCGACCAACGGCAACAACGCCACGCTCTATCTCAAGAAGCTGGACATCCAGAATAGTGACGGCGACGCGGTGAACATCGCAAGCACGGGGAACAACGGGAATGGAGTGAAAATCGCCGGCAACGGCCAAGGAAAGGGCATATACGGCGACACAATCTCGATGAGCGGGAATGTGAGCATTAACGGCGGCCTGTATCTCCAGAACACCAATAGCTACGCCTTGCTGATTAGCAGTGGCGCCACTGGGGGGGCGCCAGCGCTATTGATAAATGCCACTGGAACGGGACACGCGGTGCGGATTGATGCCGGCGGCGACGGAACACATGCTCTCTATTTGAGAGGCGGTCTGACGTCTGGAAATGCGATTTACGCTGTTGCCCGTGGTGGCAACTCCGACGCGGTCAAGCTTGAAGGCAACGGCACCGGCCAGGACATCAAGGCAAGCGAGATCGACGACATCAAGACCGCCACCGACCAGCTCAACTTCTCGGGCACGGACGTGAAGGCCACGCTCGACGGCGAAACCGTGGACGTGGGCAAGCTCGAAGGCGTCGCCCTGTCCTCCAAGGTCGGCGACAACTTCAACGTCTACTGGCAGAACGGCGGCTCGGACAGCACAGTGACCGTGGACGACCTCGGCTTCGTCAAGAAGTTCATCAACAACAAGAAGGTCATCGACACGAGCGGCAACACGCTTACGCTCTACGACGACGACGGCACGACGGTCCTGGCCGTGTGGCCGCTCAAGGACAAGGACGCCAGCGGCATCACGTTCGCATCGGGAGTCGTGGCACAAGTTGACGAGCGCACGACATGAGTTGGACTGAGGAGACGCGACCGAGCACGACGTGGGCCGAAGAAGGCGGCGCAAGTCCGACCTTCGGCGCGGCGCAGTGGTCATGGCCGTTGTGGATGCCGTTCATGCTTCTCGGCCTCGGCGCGGGGGGAGAACACGCCGCCGGGTCGTGGACCGAGGAGAGCGGTCGTCCGTCGGACGCCTTTACCGAGGAAACAGGAAGGCCAGCGTAGGACAAGGCCATGCTGAAGGACTATATCAGCTTCGACCAGTATCTCGGCTTCAACCTGAAGCTGTCGGACTACCAGCTTCCGCCGGGATACGGGCGGCAGTGCGTCAACCTGTGGCCGATGTTCACGCACCTTGAACTGCGCAAGGGCGTGACGAAGCTGAACTCGACGGAATGGTCGGACGGCGCGGCCACGGGAGCGACCCGCTACTACCAGCGCGACGGCAGCAAGGAAACCGTCGTCCACGTCGGAAGCGTCCTCAACAAGGTGGACGACGACACCGGCGACCTGACGCCGCTTTCGTATTACGACAACCACCCCGACTGGTCGGCCTACGCCTACATAGAGAACGGCAGCGCGTTGCTTACAAACCTTCCGGGCTATTTCACGCACCTCGGACCGGGCAAGACGGGGCCGGTTCCCCAGGTCGGCGATACGGTTATCATATCGTATCCGAGAACCAATCCGACAACGACGGAGACTTTCGTCCTCACGTCGACATGGGATGATGGCGTTCGCGGGACGATTACGCTTCCCTCCGCGTGGACGGGTCCCACGACGAGCGGCGGCTGCCGGGTGAGGCTGTGCCGGAAGTGGACGAGCGGCGCGGAGACGCATTTCGAGACGTTCCAGGACGACCTCTTCGCCACCAACGGCTACGACACGCCGCTGCGCTACGACGGGACGACCTGCTTCGACCTCGGATACAGGACGCCCCCGGCGGTGACGCTCTCGAAGTCGGGCAGCGGGTCGTTCTCCGGCACCTATCGCTACTGGGTGGCCTTCGTCTATCCCAACGGCGACGGGCCGCTCAGCCCCTACGCGGCAATCACGGTGTCCAACCACGCCAAGGTGACGGTCAATCTCCCCTACGGCCCGCCCTTCGCCACGGGGCGGAAGATATACCGTTCCACGAAGGGCGGCGGGGTGCCGAAGTTCCTCGCAAGCATCGACGACGCCACGAGCACCTATTACTACGACGACAACGCCACGGCCGACGGCGACCTGGGCGCGAGCGACTATCGCAGCGGCCTCAAGTCGGCCATCCGCAAGGCGCGATACGTGCGGGCCTACGGCAACCGCCTTTTCCTCGCCGCCGACGGCTACCGCAACCAGGTGGACGTGAGCGAGTGGGGGGAGCCCGACGCCTACTCAAGCACCACGAACCCAACGCTCATCTCCGACGACGATGGGGATGTCATCACGGCGCTGTGGGTCTACCAGGGGAAGCTCTACGTCTTCAAGCGGCGGGCGATATTCTGGATCGAGTCCGACGGGTCGTGGGGAGACGTGACCCACAAGGCGGGCACGGTGTCGCAGTTGAGCATCGCCGAGACGCCGTGGGGACTGATGTTCCTCGGGATGGACGGCCTCTACGTCTTCAACGGCTACGACGCGCGCAAGGTCAGCGGGCCGATGGACCCGATGATGGGCGAGGCGGTCGGGCGCGATTGCGACGGGACGGGACCGCCGACCGGCGTGCCGACGGGAACGGGGACGGGGACGGGGACGGGGACGGGAACCGGAACCGGGACCGGGAGCGGGTCGGGCAGTGGCAGCGGTTCGGGTTCGGGGAGCGGTTCCGGGTCCGGGAGCGGCAGCGGGTCGGGTTCCGGCTCCGGCAGTGGAAGCGGGTCGGGCACCGGCAGCGGTTCGGGGAGCGCAACGGGCACCGGAACCGGGACGGGGACGGGAAGCAGCACGGGGACCGGAACGGGAGATGGTACCGGCACCGGAACAGGAGACGGTACCGGCACTGGAACAGGAGATGGCACGGGCACCGGAACGGGAGACGGTACCGGCACAGGTCCGTCCGCAACGGGCAGCGGCGCATCGGGGACGGGTTCAGGTGCATCGGCAAGCGGTTCCGGCAGCGGGTCGGGTTCCGGCAGCGGCTCTGGGTCCGGGTCGGGTTCTAGCTCAGGCACAGGCAGCGGGTCGGGCTCTGGAAGCACTTCGGGCAGCGCGAGTGGTTCGGGCGCATCGGCAAGCGGCTCAGGCGCGTGGGACCCCTGTTGCAGCGAGGTCATCTGCCTGCACGGATTCGGCCCCTTCCCTTACAGCAAGGACTGCTCGGACGACCCCGACTGCTCCGGTTACAGCGGTTTGTGCTATTACAACACCGGCCAACAGTGTTCGGGCGAGAAGGACCCGGAGGATTGTTGCGCGGATTCGGACGATTTCTACTACACATACAGCCACAACGACTGCGCCGCGCCGTAGAAACAGAAAACGATGAGGGTCAAGGATGCGTGACTACAAGCTCTGTCCGGGAAGAGAGGTGCGCGGCCTGGATAAGGCTGGGAGGGAGATAGCGCTGTGCACCGCTGTCGTGAAGCATATCGGCTTCCCCCACATGGTGAGCGAGGGCGTCTGCAAGCGCTGTGCCGAGAGCGGCCCCCCGGACCCCCGCAATCCGTACTTCCGCGAGTTCTGCGTCGGTCAGTTGCGCGTGCGCCTCTGGTGCCCGGAACGGCATGACAAGGATTATCCCGCCGAGATAACCCGCGAGGCGGCCTTCACGAAGCTGGCCCGAAGGTTCCTGGGGCGCGAGGAGGCCAAGGACGTGCTGCGCGAGGCGGCCAGGCGCGGGCTGAACCCCGACCGGCTGGCGGCAATGGCGGAGACCGAAGGCATAGCGTGATGAACTTCCGGGAGGAGCTTCGCTCGCTGGCGAGGACCGCTGCGAGGATGCGCGCCCGCCGCGAAATCAAGGTGGACGACGAGGAGTTCAACCGGCGGATGTCCATCTGCCTGGCGTGCAGGAAGGTGGGGCATTTCCGCCGGTCGCACCAGTGCCGCGTCTGCGGCTGCATCCTTGAGCGCAAGGCCCGCTTACTTGAGTTCCATTGCGACCTGGGGAAATGGTGAGTTTCAGGGAAGAACTGAGGAGCCTGGCACGGACGTACCGCGCACCGGCGCTGCCCCCCCCCGAGGATTTCGAGGGGCGAATCGACGTGGTCCTGCCGATGCGCAACGAGGGCGACGAGATCGTCCACACGATTCGGTCCATGCGCCACTGGAAGGCACCCAAGACCCGGCTTCGCTTTATCGTCATCGACGACGGGTCAACGGACGGCTGCGGCAACAAGGTCAGGCGGGCGCACGACGTTCTCTACGTGAGGCACATTGCCCCGCAGGGTGAGGGATACTGTCGCAATCTCGGCGTTTGCCTTACGATAGACGACCCGCCGAGGGGGTACGTGACGCTCGACGCCCACATGCGCGCCACGGGCAAATACCCGCTGGAATCGCTTGTGCTGGCCGCCGAGCGGACGGGCGGCCTCGTCTGCGCACAGACGGGGAACATCGACCGTGAGCACGACTTCCACGGATACGGCGGGCGGTTCGCCTGGCACATGGTTGACATCGACCGGCACCGGCGCGCGGGGCTGCGCATGTCGTGGGCATACGACCACAAGTGCGAGCTCCAGCCGGTCCAGGCGGTCTACGGCGCAAGCTACTGCTGGACGCCGGAGACGTTCAGGCGTCTCGGCGGGTGGCTGGACACCATAGGCGCCTACGGCTACGGCGAACCCGCGCTCTGCATCAAGGCGTACTTCCTTGACATTCCCCGTCATTGTCATACGGGGGTCCGCCTGCTTCACAAGTTCCGGGTGCAGCGACCTTATTCCACGCCGGCAAGCGACTACTGGCGCAACTACGTGTGGTGCAACCGCATCCTGTTCGGGGACGAGGCGTTCGAGGAGGTGTTCTGGCCGCTCGCCGCGCGCCGCGACCGGGATGGGGCGCTCCGGGCGTTGGCGCGACACCCGATGGCGCTGGAGCTCAACGCGGCTTTCCAGAAGCGCAAGCTGCACACGGATGAGGAGTGCCTGAAGTGGATGCGGGTGCCGCACCCGGACAGGACGCAGTCGATTATCACGACCATCTACGCCCCGAACGAAAGAATGGAGAAGGTCGTCCTTGCGAGCCTGTCGGCCACGACTGCGGAGTTCCCCGACGACGAGAAGTTCGCGGCGATTGATGCCGCCACGCCCGCAATCGAGGCGTTCTGTCGTCGCAACGGATGGAATATGGTCAAGCTCCGGGAGGGCTCGCCGCCGCGCATGGGGAGCCTGTTGCGCAAGGCACTCCAGCTGGTTAGGACGAACACCGTCTGGACCATCGAGCACGACGTGGAGGTGCGCCCGGGTGCGAGGGAAACCCTTGCGGGACTGCTGCCCAAGCACCCTCAGCTCGCGGGGATAGAGTGCATGACCGTTGACGGCGCCGGCAAGCCGTTCTACCCAGCGACATCCAAGCAACTGAGGCCGCTCAAGGATGCCCCGGGAGTGCTTGCCGTCTACCCCATCGCCTCCCTTTGCTGCGTCGCGTGGCGGACGCAGGCGCTCAGGGACATAGACTGGCCGCAGGTGCCCGACTATCCCGCCTGTGACCGCGCCATCTCCCGCCTGTTACGGGCGGCGGGGTGGGAGATCGGCATGACGCGGGACGCGACGGCCCGGCATCACTTCGCCGGTGCGCGCCGATGGCTGCCGTGACGCTGGCGGCGGTTGTGCGCATGCACGACGCGCACGAGATTGCGGCGCTCGTGATAGATTCGCTTCTGTCGCTTTGCGACTGGGTGGCCGTGCAGCTCAACAATCCCACGGCGGAGCTCCTTGCGGTGCTGAAGGACGTTCCAGGCATCGCGGAGACGGCCTGCTTCCGCGAGCCGTACAGGGACCACGAATCCCTCAACCGGATGGTTGCCATGTGCGGGCGCGTCAGGCCCCGGTGGTGCCTCCTGTCCGACCAGGACGAGATTTACCCGCCCAACCTGCGAGCGGTGCTGGACAAGGCCGATAGCCGCGGCATGTGGGCAGTGCGCTTCCCGACGATAACGCCCGTGGGGACCGTAGACAACATCATAGCGCGGGTCGCCGCCGACCGCCTCGGCCCGCACGCCAAGGCTTTCCGCTGGGGTCCCCGGCTGAAGTTCGGCCCGCGCCTGTCGTACCACCGTGTCGATGATGCCGAATACAGGCGGCGGACGATGGTATCCGCCTATCCCCTGCGGCACTGCGCGTTCCTGTTGCCGTCGATGGTCGAGAGGCGCAAGACGAAAATCGCCCGCGCCTGGGAATGGTTCGTCAGGGGACGGCCGTGGCGCACGGTGCCCTTCGACGCCCGAAAAACGTACCGCGAGTGGCTGGGGGGACCGCACCTTGCACCAGAGCAGCAAGCGCGAGATGCGCAGAATCCTCTACGCGCGACTGGACCCCGAGGCGCCCCTGCGCATTCTCGACCTGGGAAGCCGGAGGGTCCAGGGGGACAGGCAGGGCACGTACCGTGACCTCATGTCCCCGGTGTGGACCTACACGGGGTGCGATATCGAGCCCGGCGACAACGTTGACCTGGTGCTCAGAGACGGTCTCCACCTAGATACGGATGGGCACGGATGGGATGTGCTCATCTCCGGGCAGTGCCTGGAGCACGTCGAGCGCCCGTGGGAGTTGTTGCCCGGTGTCGTGAAGGCGCTTCGCCCCGGGGCGTGGGCTTTCATAACCGCGCCGTGGCGATGGCGCGTCCACCGCTATCCGCTGGACTGCTGGCGGATACTCCCGGACGGGATGAGGGTGCTCCTGGCGGACGCCGGATTGACAGTCGTCGAGACCTACATCCGGGACAACGACTGCTGGGGCATCGGCCGCCTGCCTGAATAGTTCCACCGAAGCATGAATATTGAAGTGGGAGGGGGCGCAGTGAGGGTCTGTCTTGTCAATCCGCCGCATCCGTACCTGACGCACCCGGACGCGCAGCCGCCGCTGGGACTTCTTTACGTCGCGGCGGCGGCCAGGGAGGTCGGGCACGAGGTCGTTCTTGCGAACCTGTCCCGGCACGACGAGGGGGATGCTCTCAAGCACATTCCGCAGGCCGACCTCTACGGCTTCACGGCGACGAGCATCGACTACGCCGTGTGCGGGCGGATAGCCCTGCGGCTCAAGGAGGAGCGCCCCGGCGCGGTCTGCGTGCTGGGAGGGCCTCACGCGGTCGTCCGGCAATACATAGACTTCCGCGTGTGGGACGCTGCCTGTCTCGGCGAAGGGGAGGCAGCGATAGTGCGCATGTGCGAGGACGCCGAGCGCGGCGAGCTCAAGGCGCTGTACAGCCTTCCCCGCGCGACCGACCTCGACGGCCTGCCCTATCCGGCCCGCGACCTGATGGACGTGCACGGCGGCGCGATATTCGGCGATGGCCGGCAATACGCCGACGCGCCCTCCACGGTGATATCGTCTTCCCGGGGGTGCCCTTTCCGGTGCGCCTTCTGCGCCTCGCAGGCGATGTGGGGGCGGCGCGTGGAGCGCCGTTCGCCCCTGAGCGTCGCGCGGGAGGTCAAGCGCGTGGTGAAGGAGTTCGGGATACGCCTCTTCCGCTTCAGCGACGAGACGTTCAATCTCGACAGGCGGTGGCTTGCGGCGCTCTGCCGCCTCATCGAGCCGCTGGGCGTCTTCTGGCGGTGCAGCATCCGCGCGGGACTGTCCCTGGCGGACGACTTCAAGCGCATGTACGACGCCGGGTGCAGGGACGTATCGATAGGGTTGGAAAGCGGCGACCAGAGCGTGCTCAACCGGATGCGCAAGGGCACGACGGTCCCGCAGACCCGCGACGCGGCGAACCTCGCTATGGAGGCGGGCATTACGGCGCGGCTCCTCATCATGGCCGGATGTCCCGGCGAGACCAAGACGACGCCCGAAATGACCCGCGCCTTCCTCAAGAGCACAAACTTCGGCGTCGTGAGCATGACGCAGTTCCGCCCCCTGCCGGGAAGCGAAATATGGGAGTGGCCGGAGCGGTTCGGGTGCCGCATCCTCGACCGGGACTTCTCCAACTACAACGTCCAGACGTGGGTGCGGGGAGAGGACGGACCCGCCCCCGCGCCGGTCCGGTCGGTCATAGAGACGGACGAGATGCGCAGGGAGGACCTGGAGGACAACATCCGCCGAACGCGGGCCTACGCGCTTGAAACAGGAAAGATGAACCGTGGTTGAACTCAACCGAGACCAGGAAGAGAAGGCGTGCGCGGTCTACTACGACAACTTCTACCGCCTCGCCTTCCCGCACACGTGCAGCGCCTACAACAACCGCGTCGTGTGCGTGAGCTTCGACAAGGACGTGCCCCGATGGTGCGAGCTGACGGGGCTGAACGTCGGGCGGTGGGTGCCGTACAACGGCGAGGTTGACGATAACGAGCTCTACTACACCGACTCCAACACCGGGCACATCCGGCAGGCCGAGACCGGCACAAAGGACGACGACAGCAATATCTCCTACACGTGGCAGAGCGGCTTCGTGCCGAAGGGCAAGCCGGCGGGCGACTTCTACCTCCGCCGGGGCTGGATTGACTACGAGGGCGAGGATACGCTGACCATCGCGTGGGAGTTCGACCGGGGACAGGGCGCGTCGGACAACACCTCCATAACGCTGGACACGGACGACCGGGATTACTTCGCCTACCCGATGGGCGAGGAGGGCCGCCGCTGCCAGTGGACGATCTCCGGCAACACGGATGCATCGCTTATCGTCCACGAGTTTACGAGTGAGGTCTACTACCGACCGCGGAGGCCGCTATGAGGGACAGCGAGTGGGTGGAGACGTCTACGACCGCCAAGGACCCGCGCTTCCGCAGGCTGGTCAAGGAGATATCCGACAACGCCCCCCGCGAGCGGATTGATATCACCGCCGCGTCCGCCGCGGACACCGCCTTCAGCGTGTCGCACAGCTTGGGGCGCATACCGACGAGTGTCATTCAACACGCGGGCGATGCGGCGGGCATTATCTACGCGACGACGGACGACAGGGCCGCGTGGTCCAGGACCGCGTTGCAGCTGCGCTGCTCGGTCGCCAACTGGCATGGAAAGATAGACGTTTATTGAGGTGATATACGATGCTTCCCCTTCCTCTCCTTGCGCAGAACGCCGCACAGATGACCAGGCCCCTGTGGAACGCCCTGGGTCAGGCCACGAGCCGAGGCGGGGTGCTCCCCCCGTGGCTTGAGGAATGGTTTCGGAGAATATGGGGCGGGGAGCGGCCCAGGATGGGCCTCCCGCGTCCTCCGCTGCAGCCCCGACCGCCCATGAGGCCGCCCGCCGGCGGACCTATCTACAAGGGGCCTCCGCCCTTCCGCAGGATACCCGGCAGCCCGCCTCAGCGACGCCGGGTCAGCCGCCCCGCCCTCGCGGGGACGATAACGCAGGTCTCAAGCAGAAGCCCCTACGGGGCGGGCTCCGCCGGGTACGACCGCTACCAGCGCGGCAATATCAATATGCAGCGCGGCCAGTTGGCCGACTACTACCGGCGCATGGGGATCACGAGCCCCATAGCGTACCAGTCGCTCGGCGTGCAACCCCCCAAGAGCACTACGCCCGCGCCCCCGAAGCCGCCCGGCCTCGGCGATGTGGTCGGCAAGGGCGTCGGCAGGCTGAACGAGCTTCTGCGGGTGCCGCCGCCCGGACAGGTGTCCCCCCTCGGGGGCGTCAGCGGCGCTGGTGGCGGACCAGCCGCCGACCTCCTGTCTATGGCGAGGCAGCGGATGGGCGAGGAGTGGGAGGCAATCAGCCCCGAGAAGCGGCAGCAGATACTTCGGGATACGGCCAACGTGCTCGCCCGCGAACGACAGCTCGCCGAAGGCCGCCTGAACCAGCAGACGGCCCGCATCTACGGACCCCGCGCGGGGCAGGGGACCGGGCAGGCGGCCGCAAGACTCCAGGAGCTGGAGCGGGCAAGCCAGGATGAGCTCGCCAGGCAGGCCCTTGCGCTCGCCCGCGAGAACCTGGGCATGACGCAGGCGGGGCGCAGCGAGGCGGGAAGCTGGCTTGCCAATCTCGCGGGGCTCGACCAGGACGCCCTGCGGCTCGGCCTCCAGAAGTATCTCGCCCAGCGCGGCGAGGAGGAGCGCGGGCGCGGCGCTCAGGCCGAGAACGTCCTGGGATTGATGCTCCTGGCCCTTCTCCAGCAATACGGCCCGCAGGTCTTCCAGAACTCCCCCATGAAACTCGGCGGGAGCTCCGTGCTCGACCTGCTGGCGTAGCACATCATATTCGGAGGTACAGACGATGCCCCCCATCCTTCAGGGTTACGGAATGTTGGGCAACCTCCTGAGGGGGTTGTTCGGGGAGGGGCAGCGACAGCAGGAGCGCACCCAGGACATCTCCCGCGAGGAAAAGTGGCTCCTGCGCAACTTCCTTGAGCGCAGGCGGCAGGCGGCGCTCGCCCGCCAGGCGCAGGAGCGCCTTGCACGCTGGAAGGCGCTTCAGGACCAGCTCGGCTTTGCGCAGAGATTCGCGGGGCAGACGGCCCTTGAGCGGATGCGACAGGAGGGCCAACGCTGGCAGTCGCCGCTCGACATTGCGCGGACACAGTACTGGAGGAAACAGGCGGAGCTTACGCAGCCCAAGCCGGCGCCCCCCTCGCTTGAGGACCTGGTGCGCAAGGAGGAGGCGATTGCGGCGGCGAGGGCCAGGGGCAGGGCGGCCGGAACGCCTCCCGCGCCCACGGAACAGCCTGACCCGATGGATGAGCTTCGCCGCTGGGCCTGGCAGAGATACCAGCAGGGCGACAGGTCGCCCGATGTGCTCATGCCCCTCGGCCTATACCAGAAGCCCGAGGGGCCGCCTAAGCCGATTGAGCTGGGGCGAATACCGTATGTGTACGGCCCCCAGGCGACGGAAATCGCGCAGAAGTTTTGGTTGGAAAGCGGCGGGGTGCCCTACAAGGCGATCCGACTGCTGATGAACGACCCGACCATCCCGAATCTTCTGAAAGAGCTGGCCAGAAGCGAGATTCTTACTTACGCCAACACGATCAAAAGAGGAGGTCTCGTCGTCCCCCCGCCACCAGGCGCAACGAGAGCCGAGCTAGGTCTTGAAAGTGGAGCGTGGGAATAGGAACCCGACATGAACTTTCTCGACATACTACGGCGTGCGACCGATCTGGCGCGCCAGCGATTAGCGCAGGAGGACTCCTACGCCGCCGCTGTTGAGTCGGCGCTGCGGGCATCTGAGGGACCACCTCCTCCGCTGAGTCCGGCGGAAGTGGGCATCCCCGGGGAACTTGAACGGCGCGCGAGGGTGGGACCGCCGCTTCCCCCGCCTCCGCCACCTGAGATGCGGGCGCTTCCCACCGAGGAGGCAACCGCCGAGGAGCCGCCGGGCGTGCCCGTGGAGGGCTTGCTGGGGCGCGTGCTCAGGCCGGTCATGACCTCCATCCCTGGCACCATAGTGCGGGCAGCGCTGCCGAAGGAAACGGAGAAGCGGCTTCAGGCTAGCATGAGGGCGACGGCAGAGGCGCAGGGGCCGCCGTCGGCGGGCGACACCATCCTGTCGAGCCTTCTTCACTACGGAGAGAACGCGCCGTTCTACGCCGCCGGGGGGCTGTTGGGCGCGGGGGCGGGGCCGATAGGCGCGAGCATCGGCGCCCTGGGTGGGGCCGAGGGCCTAAAGTATGCGGCCCAGCGCGTTATGGAAGCCCGAGGAATGGAAGTGCCGCCGGAGGAGCGGGCCGACGTGCCGGGGGCGGCGCTGACGGGAGCAATGCTTGGACTTACGAGCGGAGCATTTGGCGCGCTCGGGAAGGCGGCCAAGGGTGCGGCCAAGCCCATCAAGGCGCTGCTTGCGGGGGGGCAACTCGCGGCGGAGACGGAGCTCCTGACGCAGCTCGGCGCTATGGACACGGGCGAGAAGCCGACGTGGAGGGGCCGCCTTGAAAACCTGATTTTCCTCGGCGTGCTACGTGGGGTCGGTGCGGGCAAGCGGTTGCTCCGGCTCAAGGAACAGAATAGAGAGGCGTACGATGCTTTTCTGAAGAGGACGGAGGAACTGCGCAACCTCAACACCGCAAGGGCAATGAGGGGCGAGGGACGGATTAGGCCAGAGGTCATCTTGCGTGCCACGCATAGCGCTATGCGCGAGGCTGCATCGGAGATTGCGAAAACGTACGGGGTAAACATCCCGATCCCCAAGGAGCCTCCGGCGGGGATGCTGCCGCCACCGAAGGCGGTCCCGCGCCGCTCGGTCAAGGATATCCTGCGGTCCCAGCTCATGCCGGGGTCGCGCAAGGGCGCGATACGGATAGGCAGGGGCGGGAAGCTGGAGAGGGTGAAGTCGGCGAAGGAGAAGCAACCCTTCTTCGAGGCCAGGATCACCAAGTTCGCGCGGGCGAATCCGGAGTTCAGGAAGAACCCGGTATTCGTGGTGAAGGAAGGGAAACCGTACAGGGCATGGGACGAGAGCGTCAAGGCGGTGGTCGAGGTTCCAGCGGGCAAGCGCCTCGTATGGGAGAAGGGGGGGGCCAGGTTATCGCTGCTTCCCGAAGCCCTTGGCCTTGAAGCCGAACAGCTCAAGGTCGGGCAGAAGGTGCCGATGGACCTGGAGACTTTCAAGAAGCCGATTGCTGTCAAGACAGCCGAGGACGTGCTTGCCCAGGCGGGCCTCGGACGGCTGCTGAGGAGATACCAGGTCGTCTCCGATGGGGAGTGGACGGTGGCTGGGGATGCGGCTATTCGACTTGCCCCCGGGCTTGAAGTGCGCGAAATCCCGGATGATGGGAAGACCCTCTTGGGCGAGCTGACAGAGGCAGAGCGCACATACGAGCCGTTGCCCGTGGTAGAGGAATACGAGGACGCGGGGAAACTCGTACGTATCGGCGAAACGCGAGTGCCGATACGCCGGGTCGATGCGTTCTCAAGGGCGGTTCCCGGCGGTCGCTGGGCGCAGGTGGTTCGGCCCGACGGCGCGAAATACGCGGTGCTGGAGCAGGACGGCGAGGTCAAGGCCATTGTAACGGATAAGGGCATTCCAGAGGGCGACACGCTGCTGGCAACTCTTCCATACCGCCAGCCGGGTCTCAAGAAGGCTAGGGCCAAGCCCGCCCGACGCGGCCGGAAGAAGCCCGCCGCGGTCGAGAAGAAGGCCGTTCCGCCCGAGAAGAAGCCGGAAGCGGAGGCCGTCGCGCCGAAGAAGGCGGGGGCGAAAGAGCCGTGGGAGATGACAAAAAGGGAGTTTTCTCAAACTGGCGACCGACCTGCACGAACAATAGGAGAATACATAGGAGCGCTTCGGACTCGTGCTAAGTATGCCGAGGGGGAAGCCGAACAACAATACCTAAATAGTCTCGTGGGTCGTTTGCAAAGATTGGAACGCGACCGTTATCAAGCAAAAACGGCCAGACAAAAGACCAATGTCGCGCAGCGGGCCAAAGCGTTGCTACAAGAGGCCGAGGCCGAACTAGTGCACGAGAGTCGCGTGCAAAACGCGCTGCGCGAAGGCAAGCCCGTCCCGCCCGCCGTGCTCGCCGAGTACCCCGACCTGGCGAAGAAGTACGGGAAGGCGGTAACGCCGCAGGCCGTCGAGAAGCCATCTCCCAAGACGAGGGCGAGCACGACCGTCGGGGGCATCCCCGCAGAAGTTGTGGCACAGCACAAGGCGGCGTATAGGGGGCGGGACTATGGTCCGACGACCAAGGACAAAAAGGCGGGGTATCCAGAAGCCCTCGCCACGCTTCGGTCGTGGCCCACTGACCAGCTTATACAAGAGAGAAGAGACATGGCGCGCGGCTCTCTTGACCGCATGTTTGGGCAGGCCGCCAAAGAGTCGCTCAAGCTGGTTGAGCGGGTTCTTAGTGAGCGACAAGCGATAGAGATGGCCGCTTCTTCTCACGCGAAGAGAACAGCCCAACGGCGCTTTCAGGAGATGGCGGCCAAGAAAGCGTCCCGCAGACGACAGGTAGACAATGAGCTTAAACGCATTGGCGACGCGACGGTTATCAAGCTTGAAAGCGAACAGCACAAAGATACAGGCTTGGCCGTAATAACCATCAGCCCCAACGCCCAACAAAAGGGGAAATGGCAACTTACGTGGTTTACGAAAGACATGCAGCCGAGCGGGCATACCCTTTTCAACAGCAAAGAGGACGCACTGAGAGACGCGATGGGAGTCCCGAGGGCTGGCCCGTCAGTCGGCGACTATACTTATCGGATCACCAAAATCGCTGGTGGCAAGACTCCAGCGACAAAACTACCCACTAGCGCTTCCACCAGCCCTCTCCCCCGCAACCTTATGTCCTTACGTGCTATCGCCAAGCGCGAAGGGCTGGATGTCCCGGTGTTCAAGGGCAAGGGGGCGGTGGACAAGACGATAGCGGCGATAGGGGAGGCGAGGAGGGGGAAGGAAGCGGGCGCGAAGCTAGTTCAGGAGAAGCCCGCGGTCCAGAAACCCGTTCTCACCCGTCGCGCCGAGGCCAAGAAGGTTGGTGTTATTCCAGAAATACCGGTCCGCGTGCGGATGCGGGGCGGCGATGCCCTGTTTGATGAGCAGTTCCGCCGCGCGCAAGAGCTGGAAAGGATGAAGGGCGAGGGATACACCCACGTCACCATTGGCGAGGGGGGTA